ATGTAAACTTTAACAATACTGCTGGTAACTATCACATATTTGTTCCAAATATCACAGCTGCGATTGCAAGCAAAAACTTATATGCTTTTGCAACAACTGCAGTTAATGCTGATGTTACTGCTGGAAGATTTACAGTGGAGTTAGAATACTCAGTATACTAATAAATTAGTGGGGCTTCGGCCCCACAGTTCTTAATTAAGGAGGGAACATGGCCGACACAGTAACAGGACCAACAATCCTACAACAAAACGATAATCGTGTTGTTATCAAAATTGTTAATCAATCAGATGGATCAGGTGGCACTACAGTTTTTGGTGACGTATCAGCATTAGCTGCTAGACAAGACGGAACTGCAGTAGCACATTTAGGACTACTAAGAGTTTGGTATTCTTGTCAAGGTGGTGATGGAGGAAACTCTTATGCACGTTTAGATGAAGAAGATTCAGATGGTGACATTCCTATCATTGGTTTAACAGGAGCAGGTTATTGGGACTTTAGAGAGTTTGGTGGAATACCAGCAGACAAGTCTAGTAACAGTAACGAAAGCGATGTTAATTTAGTGGTTCCAGGCACAGCAGATGCAGGTAACATGTACACAATTATAGCTGAATTTCAGAAAATATATTAATGTGTAAATGGCTACTTCAGGCACAACATCATTTGATCTAACGATAGAAGAGATCATTGCAGAATCTTATGAGAGGTGTGGCCTCTACGTAAGATCTGGATATGATTTAAAAACATCTAGAAGATCGTTAAATTTATTATTTGCAGAGTGGGCAAATAGAGGATTAAATCTTTGGACTATAGAACAAAGAACAAAAACTCTTACTGCTGGCACTTCATCTTATGATCTTGATGCAGATCTAGTCGACATACTATCTGCCGTTATAACAGAAGCATCTGACTCTACAGTTGATAGACAAATTGAAAGAATTAGTAGAGCAGAGTATTTACACATATCTAAAAAATCTACTTCAGCTTCTCCTACACAATTTTATATTGAAAGATCTATAACACCTAAGTTATATGTTTATGCAACTCCTGACGCAGCTGATACATTTAAGTATTATGCTTTAACACGTATTCAAGACGCTGGTTCTTATTCTGGTAATGCAGAAGTTCCTTTCAGATTTTTACCGTGTTTAGTTGCTGGCTTGGCATATTATATTGCCATGAAAAAAGCTCCAGATAGAATACAATTATTAAAACAAGTTTATGAAGATGAGTGGTTGAGAGCTTCGTCTGAAGATAGCACTCGATCAAGTATTAAAATAGTTCCAAACATAGGAGTCAGATAATGGCAAATGCAACAGGAAAATTCTCAAAAGCTATCTCTGATAGGAGTGGATTTGCTTTTCCTTACACAGAAATGATAAAAGAACATGATGGTGTTCTAGTTCATAAATCTGAGTTTGAACCTGAACATCCACAAGAAGACAATCCTTCTACACACAGAGCAGACGCAGAAGCTTTAAAAAATCCTAGATCAGATAGATCAGAGCCTGTAGAAGTTTTAGTAGGAACAAGAACTTTATTTGATCAAAACAATACAATGGCACCTCAAAAACAAAACGAAATTATTTTTTCTGCTAAAGTAAATGCAGTGACAGTGAGTATATCATGACAACATACGCAGAACTAACACAACAAATATTAGATTATACAGAGGTCAGCACTGATGTATTAACATCTACAATAACAAATGATTTTATTGAACATGCTGAAAATAGGATTTTTAGAGATGTTGATTTAGATGTTTTTAAATCAAATCAATCAGCAAATTTAACAACTAGCAACGCTTTTGTATCATTACCAGGTGGCAGTGCACCGACACTAGAATCTTTAGGTACAATTAGAACTATGCATATATTTCCTGCTTCAGGAACACCAACTAGAACTTCTTTAGAACAAAGGGATGTTAGTTTTATAACAGAATACGCCCCTGATAGAACTGCTACAGCGACACCTGTGTATTGGGCATGGTGGGATCACAACTCATTAATAGTTGCACCTACACCAGATTCTGCTTATAATGTCGAATTAGGAATTACAAGATTACCAACAAGGTTATCTAGTACAAATACAACATCTTGGTTAGGCAACAATGCCCCAAGTGCTTTATTGTATGGGAGCCTTGCAGAAGCCTTTAAATATTTAAAAGGTCCAGCCGAAATGCTGCAATTATACGAACAATCATATCAACGTGCTATTCAAGAGTTAGCTGTGGAGCAACAAGGAAGGCATCGTAGAGATGAATATATGCACGGGGCAATAAGATTGCCTATTAAATCAACAAGTCCATAAGGAGGATAAACAATGTCGATAACTCAAGCTGTTTGCACAAGTTTTAAACAAGAGTTACTAGTGGGTACGCATAACTTTACTGCAACCTCAGGTGATACTTTTAAAATTGCACTTTATACAAGTTCAGCTTCTTTAGACGCTACAACTACTGCATTTACAACTTCCAACGAAGTTTCAAATTCAGGTACTTATAGCTCAGGAGGTGGAACACTTACTAGTGTAACTCCAACTACTTCAGGTACTACTGCAATTTGTGATTTTTCAGATATATCATTTACATCTGCTACAATTACTGCAAGAGGTGCTTTAATTTATAATAGCTCTGACTCAAATAAAGCAGTTGCTGTTTTAGATTTTGGTGGAGACAAGACATCTACAAGTGGAACATTTACTATTCAGTTTCCAACTGCTGATGCAAGTAACGCTATATTAAGATTAGCATAGGAGAAAATTTAAATGGCATTAGTCATTAATGATAGAGTAAAAGAAACAACTACAACCACAGGTACAGGAGCTGTATCTCTTGCTGGTGCTGTAACAGGTTTTGAAACTTTTGCCGCTGGTGTAGGTAATAGTAATACTACATACTATGCCATTGTTCATCAAACGGCAAACGAGTTTGAAGTAGGGCTTGGTACATTAGATGGAGACAGTTCTGATCTTACACGTACAACAGTAATATCTTCTTCTAATAGTGATAGTGCTGTTAGTTTTGCAGCAGGAACCAAAGATGTTTTCTGTACTCTACCTGCAAGTAAATTAATATTTGAAGATGCTAATAACGATGCAACCGTAGGACGTAATTTAACAGTTACAGGTGATTTAACAGTTTCTGGTGATGATATTACAATGGCCACCAATACTAGCGGTGCAGCTCTTATTGGTGATGGTACTAATTTTAATCCTGTTGCTATATCAGGTGACATAACTATAGCTTCAAACGGAACAACAGCAATTGGGTCTGGAGTTATCGTTAATGCAGACATTAACAGTTCTGCTGCAATAGCAATGTCTAAAACTGCTTTCTCAGCAGGAACAGGTGTTAGTTTATCTACAAACACATTAAATGTCGATGCAGCACAAACAGGAATTACATCTTTACTAGCCACAGATATTAAAATAGGTGAAGATGATCAAACAAAAATAGATTTTGAAACTGCTGATACAATTAATTTTTATGCAGGAAATGAAAAACAATTAATACTAACAGATGGTGCTTTAACACCAGGTGCTAATAATATATTAGATCTTGGTAGTAGTAGTGTAGAATTTAAAGATGCTTTTTTTGATGGCACAGTAACAGCAGATGCTTTTGCAGGACCTCTGACAGGTAACGTAACAGGTAATGCTTCTGGTACTGCAGCTACAGTTACAGGTGCCGCTCAATCAAATATCACTTCCTTAGGAACTTTAACAACTTTAACAGTAGATAATATAATTGTTAATGGAACAACAATAGGACATACAGATGATACAGATTTAATTACTTTAGCAGATGGTATTGCAACTGTAGCGGGTGAAATATCAGTAACTACTTTAGATATTGGTGGTACTAATGTAACATCTACAGCTGCTGAGTTAAATTTATTAGATGGAGTTTCAGGATTAGTACAAGCAGATTTAACTAAACTTGCCGCTGTTGATTCAACTGCCGCAGAATTAAATATTGTAGATGGAAACACATCCGCAACATCTACTACTTTAGCAGATGCAGACAGATTAGTAACAAACGATAATGGAACAATGGTGCAAGTAGCACTAACAGATGTAAAAACATATCTATCCAGTGCAGGATTTTCACAAGAAGACCCTACAGCACTAGCGATAGCATTAGGATAATAGGAGGATAGATGGCAAATACG